CCGCCGTTGAAAGAAAGCGTGATGGAGTGCATCATGGGGGCGGTGTCGGTGCGTAGGAGGCGATGCCGCCGGTGTTGAAGCGGGCGGCGACAAGGCTGGACTGTGAGGCCATGTGTGCCGGGGTGAAGTTCTCGCCGGAAAGGGTCTGCCTGGCGTCGGCGGTCTGCGCGACGGGGAGGGCGAGGGATTCGAGCTTGTTGAGCGCGGAATCGGCGAGGGATGGGTTTTGGGTGACGTCACCCGCGATCTTGGCGGCGAGCTTGTAAACGACTGCATCGATGAACAGCGGGGACCACTGCGCGACGGGGATGTCGTTGGAGACGTAGAGGATGGGCAGGGTGTCGCCCGATCCGATTGTGAGGATGTTCCGGCCTTCGAGGGCGAAGTTCTGGAGCGAGTTCAGGGCGGTGCCGACGGAAACGCGGATCAGGCGGATGAAGTCTCCCGGGAGCTGGTAGGCTTCCGTCCATTCGGCGTTCGGGACGGTGAGGAGTTTGGAAAGGTTCGCGGCCTTGGTCGCGTGGTTCCACTGGTGCCGCTCAAGCAGGGTGTCGATGACATGATCGAGGTGCAGGCGGCAGGCCTTGGCCTCGACCGTGGTATCACTCTCGTATGAGGAGATGCGCCGTGCGCCCAGCTCGGCGAGGGCGAGGTTGCAAATGTCGGTCTTGCTTGTGAGTGGCATGGTGGTGAATGGGTTTCAAAAAAACAGCCCCCGCCCCGACGGATCCGGACGAGGGCTGCCAACCGAATGTAACCCAGGAGATCGGTTAGCCTTTGATGCGGTAGGCGATGGTGAAGATCAGCTTCACGGCAGCCGTAAGCGTGTCAGCGCTGGCGACGGTCGCAAAGATGCGGGTGAGTTCCGTGGTGAGAACCGGTGCAGCCATGGCGGCTGGAATGGTTGCGGAACAGAATCCCACCTGACCGCCGGCGGAGAGGACAATGCCGTCGGCGTAAGCGTCGGCATTGGCGGCATCCCCGATGTCGAGGGTGAGGGTGGTTCCCGGATCAGCCGAGCATGTGACATGCGACAGTTGAGGGACGATTTCGCAACCCGGAGGAAGGTCGAGAAGTTGCAGGGTGTCGGCTGCGGCTTCGGTTCCTGCGAGGGTGATGGTGGCGGTGGCCAGCAGTATCCCGGCTCCGGTGCGGATGCCGTCAACGGCAGCCTTGTCGGAGTAGTTCAGGGATTCGCGGGCGGTGACTAGGTCGGATTTGAAGTTTGGCATGGTCTTGGTTCTTTTGGGAAGTCGGGGAGCGGGCTTTCACCCGCCCCCCTGTTGATTGTTAGCTGGCGATTTTGCAGGCGAGTTTCACGACCTTCTCGTCCTGCGAGCGGCAGGCGTTGAAGGCGTATTGGCTGAAGAACTGGGTGATGTTCTTGAGGTCGTTCCGGGTGGAAACGTCCGTCTTGATGTCCTGCCAGATGTCCAGGTGCACCGCGTCGGAAGTCCAGATTCCGGCGAATTGGATGGTGGCGTCGGACTCATCGACGGGGAGCTGGGTCGAGCGGATCCAGTTGATTCCGAGGAAGCTGGAGATGTTGCCGTTCGCATCGAGCACCGGCGGCATGAAGTCGCGGGAGAAGAGGCGGTTGGCGGCGGAGCCGTTGCTGGCGTTGGCGAGGAACAGAAGCGCCTCCTCCATGCCGGGGGTCATCGCGCCCCAAAGCTGGATTCCGCGTGCCATGGCGTCGTCACCGAATGCCTCGTTGTTCCGGAGGATGGTCTTGGCATGGATGATCTTGTCCACGATCAGCGAGGAATCGGCAGGGGAGCCGGATGCGACGTAATCAACCTCGATGGTATTGGCGGAGGGGATGTTGGCGGCGGTGACGCCATCCTTGCCCTTGTAGTTGGTTCCGAAGAGACCTTCGACAAACACCTTGTCCAAGCGGCGCTCGTAGGCGGCGCGGTGGGACATGATGTGCTTGCCGCCCGGAAGGATGGTCGGGGCAAGGAGCTTTTCATCGAACGGGATGTCCGGGGTGGCGAGGTCGAACTTGCGCGGGCGGTTCCAGCGCTTATCGGTATCGATCTCCTGGAGAACGGTCTTGGCAATGCGCTCGCCGGTGGATTCGTTGTCCTCAATGGGAAGATCGAGGTTGTGGGTTTTCGCCTCACCGGTGCAACCGGTTTCAACGATGGCGGCCTTGCGGAAACGCGAGGTGGATTGCTGGATGGCAGAGGTAAAGTTCTTGCCGTATTGGATGGTGAAATGATCGGGGATCATGGTGGTGGTGTGTGGTAGATTTTGGAATGGAATCGGGGTGGTCTTGATTCGGTTCCGGTAGTCCACACACGTGGGCCGTCTCCTGGCGGATGCGCTCCGTTCGGCGGGCGTTTCGCTTACCGGGCTTCTTGCGAAGTGATCCGGGGCTTGCGCCTGACGTTCTGGAATCTGCGGGAATCGGTGGAAATTGTCGCTTTAAGGGGTGGCAATACGAAAAAGCCCGTGCCTTTTCAGACACGGGCTTTGGATTCCCAACCTCCGCCTTTCTTACGCCGGACAACGTAGCGGGGTTGATTGACTAGAGCCTAAGAGGATGCACCCTCCTTCGGTTAGGTCTCGGTTGAGGTGCTTGCCTTAGGCCGTCGCCTTCGGGATCACCGTTGGGAAAATCTTCATTGCTTTGCCTCGGCGAGCAGGCGGGCAACTTCGTTGTAGGCTGCCTGCGCTTCCTCGGCTGTGCCTTGGGTGTATTTCTTGCCCCAGACGGGATCGGAGCCGTCCATGATGGCGTTGGCCTTTTGCTGCGGGCTGCGGATGTCGCCGAATCCTGCGGGAAGGCGGGTGCGATCCTCCTGGGTGTGCTTGGCGAACTCCACGGCGATCTGGGCGAAGGCCGGGTTGTTGATGATGGCGGCAAGTGACGGATCATCGGCGGGGATGCCGGCGGATGTCCCCATGGTCTGGATGAGGTGGCGGGCGATTGAGGAGTTTTCCTCGAACTTCCCGCCCCACTTGGCGACGAGCTGGTCTTGCGCTGCCTTTTCCTCGCCTGCCAGGCGCTCCTGCTCGGCGGAGACAACCTCGTTCTGGATTGCCTGATACTCGGCGACGATGGCGGCGACGACGGGCGCGGGCGCGTGTGCCTTGTGCGCTGCGGCGGCGATGCGGTCATACATGCCCTTTTCCTCCGGGGCGATGCCCTCGGGGATCTGGAGGCCGTAGGCGGTGGGTGTTCCCTCGACCGGGACTTTCGCCAGGGAGTGGAAGCGGGCGATGTCCTCCGGTGCGGATTGATCGGTGGGATAAGCGGGGCCCGTGCCACGGAAATGGAGGTAACTTTTGGCGAGTCCCTTCACGTCCTTGAAGTCTTTCAGGCTTTGGGCGTGGGGTGCGAACTCGTCGCCAAGGGCGGATGTCCAGTTTTCGGCAAAGCTGCCGTCCGGATTGAATGCTGCGGGCGGGGCGGCGGGTGTGGCCGCTGCCGCTGCTGCGGGCGTGGTGATAGTGGCGGCTCCGCCTCCGTTGTCTCCGCCATCGGGGGCGGCTTCGTTTCTTAGTATGGTTCTTGGTTTCATGGTTGTTTTGGAGATTGGTTGCAGGGGTGGGAATCGAACCCACTACGGCCACGTTATGAGCGTGGCGTCCATCCGGAGGACTTCCCTACGCTTGGATGAGTGTTTCGAGGCGGGCCAGGGCATCGGCGGCTTTCTCCTTGTCGGCGTGGAGAACAAGGAGATGCGCGGCGCGGTGGGCGTAGTAGTCCGCGAATTTCTCGTCGGAGAATGTTGCGGCCGCAAAGGTGATATATTCGATTCCGCCGGTTCCTAGCACGGGGTGTTTGGCCGGTTCAGCGGACGGCTTTGGGCTGCTTTGGCTCGGGGCTGTCTTCCGGGGTTTCGAGGCGGAGGATGATTTCCCGGATGACGCTTTTCCTTCCGTCGCGGAAGGCGGCGAGGAGGGGGTCGGTGTGACTCCCGGTGGTGAATACGAAGGAGGGCTCGTCGTATCGGACGGAATCGCGGAGGAGGGCGAGCTCGCGCTTTCCGTGGTCGGAGTTGAAGGTGGCTCGGGTATCGGAAAGGATATCGGCGCGATTTCTTTGTTCTCCGGTTTGGGAGACACTTGCAGATTTTTTGCTTTGGGCATGGTCTGGTTGGTTGGGGTTCACTGTGCGAGGTTGGAGAGGGATTCGATTCCTTCCGCTCCGCCAAGGCTGCCGACGGCCTTGGCTGCCTCGGCTGCCTGCTGTGCCTGCATGGCCTCGGCGCGGGATTGGCGGACGGCCTCGACGGCCTCCGGGGTGCGGATGAAACTTTCCGGGAGTCCCTTGTAGCGGAAGAACTCGGAGCCGATGCGGTCGGTGTCAAGGAAATCGAAGACGCTGGGGTCGAACTGCGCGACCGGAGCAAGGACGT